CGAAGCTCTAACTCTGCAACCGGTTCCGAACCTGGAGACCGTTACCTCTCCAAGCTCGGGTGCAACGGGATTCGCATCGATCTCATCCTCTTTCGAGAATTTCCTTGAAAGATCAGCTTTCGCTAATCATATCAAGGAAATCTTTTCAGAGGAGAGAGACCAACAGCTGAAGAAACGTAAGCTTGACTTCCACTTTTCTACCAAGAAAGGTGTTAGAGGGCCTACGTGTGCCACAGCGGGATTACAGTCACTGGCAATAGGTCCAAGAATGAAGGCTCTCCTTAAAGATTTCAGGTCAATCTTCCGTAGGGAAAATTGGCTTTACGTCCTTGAGGAGAACCAAACATTCTTTAAAGATCGATTACTCGACCTTTACAATGACCCCAAGACAGATCTTAACACCAAGTACCTAGGACGAATTACATTCGTTCCAGATAAAGGTGGTAAGACACGCCTTGTGGCTATTGGGAACTATTGGATTCAAGACTGCCTTCTTCAGCTCCACCAGGTACTCTATCGCGTCTTACGACGCATACCACAGGTTGGGACATATGTCCAAAACCAGCAATTTGAAAGGGTGCGTATAGCATCCAGCCAAATGCCAGTCTGGTCATATGACCTTACTGCGGCAACAGATAGATTCCCGGTAGAGCCTCAGACTGCAGTACTTAAATTCCTTCATAATAAAATGGGTTCACTTTGGACTTCCATCCTTAGTGAGCTTTCATTCTATTACGAGGGTCAGGAACTGAAATACCGTGTCGGCCAACCTATGGGCTTATTCAGCTCATGGGCTGTCTTCAGTCTAACTCACCATTTCATCATACAATATTGTGCGTGGTTGGAAAAGGAATCATATCCTTTTACAGCCTACGCAGTATTGGGTGATGACGTGGCAATTTGGTCTCCCAAAGTTGCTAAAAGGTATAGAGAAATCCTTACGTTGTTAGACGTAAAGATAAGTGATTCAAAATCCTTTGAACCCGAATCTCTTGACGGACCCTGCGTAGCAGAGTTCGCCAAAAGGATTTCGGATAAAGGAGTTGAGATCACTCCTCTACCACCTAACCAATTAGCAGAAGCTTGGGGTTCCTACTGGAACTGGCCAAGTTTCGGTTCTTGGTTAAAGCAACATGATTTCGATCTGGA